CCTTGTATTGAGCCTTTGGCGACCACGACCGGAATTATCGCAGATAACTATTGTGTATGTAACCTTGCGACCAAAGCGGCTGCTATCGTGGCCGACGACTGTTATCTGTTCGAGAATTACTACAACGAGGACGAGAGTTCAGCCGGAACGGGCGGCATAATCGGAACCGCTTCTGCTGATGATGGTTGATGATTTAGCCTTTTTTGAGATAGCGGTAATATAGCCCTGCGGGGTGTCTGAAAGATAGGCATCCCGCAAAATATCAACTTTAACAGGAGCAATTTAAATGCCTGACGATGAAAAAGAATTCATAGAAGACGAAGAAATCGCAGAGCAGGATGAATCAGCGGAGGCTTTCGAGTCTTATGAACCAAAGGCCAAACCAAAGGATGAACCAACGGAAAAACGTCAGGAGGAACGCAATCCAGACGACAAGACCGAAACCGTTCCTGAAAAGGCAGCGGGTGAGGCAGGTGCCGGGTCCGGAGACGAGTCTGACGGTGGAGAAAAGGGAAAGACTGAAGCAGGAAAAGAAGATCCAGACGGTGAGCGAAAACATAGCCAGCCTGACGGAGAGTCTCCAGCGAGAGACGCAATCAATAAGCGACTCGACGAGCTTGGAATAAAGGACGAACCGGAACAGCCCGCACCAAAACCGCTTGTTCAGCCACAGCCGAAACCGCTTCAGCCGTCCGGCAAGCGACTGACCAAAGAACAGATTGCTGACCACCTTTCCAGCTTCACCGAGGATATGTTTCCAGAGGGCGAAGTCGTAATAGGAAATGAAACGGTTGACCTGAAGGATTTCAAAGAGAATTGGCCGGATGCCTTTAATGCGATGAAGGTTATGGCTAATGCTATCGCCAACAATATTGTTCAGAAGTCGGGATATGTTGACAAGAACGCGGTTATTCAGGAGTTCAAAAAGCGGGATATTTTAATTTCACAAATGAGTTTTGACCGTGAAGTCCTTCGGAAACATAAGGACATGGACGACATCCTTGTAAGCAAGGAATGGGCTGAATGGTTGCCAAAACAGTCAAAGGGCGTTCGTGAGCATTTGGCACTCTCATTAGACCCCGAAGACGGTATAAAGGTTCTCGACCTTTTCAAAGAAGATCAGGCGCGGGCCAAAGCCGATGAGTTCGACAAGCAAGCACGGGAAAAGAAAAACAAAAAAGACGACCTTCACAGCCACACCATGAGGCAGAAGAAAACCATTGAAAAACCATCAGGAATCGATGAAAACGATGAAACAGCAGGGTTCAACGCCTATAGCGGTGGTTAGGAACGACCCGCCGTATATTGAAATTAACCGTGGTGAAGAACTACGATGCCCGATTTGCGGCAAGCTGATTCTGAAAGGCGAACTTGGAGCAGGCGGCAGGATCGAGCATAAATGCCCACGGTGCAAAACCATGTGCAGGTTTGAGAGTTTATAATGTTTAAGCCACCGTTAATGATATACCGGATTTATACAAGGCTTGGCGATCCACCTCCCTATATTGAATTCGCCTTAATATGTGATGAGGTAGAAAAATCAGACCGAGAAAGCCTTAGAGATAAAATCAGAAAATCAAGGGCAGAGCAGATTGAATCTTGAAGATATCGAAATCGGCCAAGAATTCTATCGGTTGGCGAAAAACGGTTTTACAAAGTGGCGATGCACCGACAAAGGAACCCGCACAATGGCCGCCATTTGCCTTGACGATCATCCTGATGACCCTTCATGGTTTAACGGGCCTCCTTATGCCGTTGCCGAGTATGTGATTGACGAAGACGATTTGGAGGTTTGCTTTGATGAAGAAGGGATGAAGGAAGAAATGAGCGAAGAATATCAAGGGTTCAAGGCGTATGTGCCAAAACCAAAATTAAATCTAGTGGAAATAGGCAGATTAGAGCTATAAATCTGACTTTTAACTTTTAACACAGCTTAACACCTACCACAATTAACCAGAAGTCCTGAGAGACTCCAAAAGTAATTTAACCAAGGAGGACTTAGGACTTATGGGAAATCCAAACACCACAACCTACGGCGATATCTCCCCGCGTACTGCGGGATTCGCCAAAGCCAAGCTGCTTGATCGAGGCCAGCACCTTATGACGATTGAGCGGTTCGGCTATTTTGACCCGCAACAGAGGCACAAAACCAAGACCGCAAAATGGCGGCGTTATTTGTCGCTTCCACGTGCAACCGCTCCCTTGGCAGAAGGTATTCCACCGCAAGGCCAGAAGCTAACCTATGAAGATATTTCGGTTACTTTGGAGCAGTACGGTAGCCCTTACGCATTGCCGTACTCAAACTGATATTAAATACCGGGAAAGCCTAAACATGGAAAGAAAATCAAACGACATAAGACAGCCTGAAGCTGAAAGGTTTTCTTCCGCGCATGGCAACCCGAGGCAAGCAACCGAAAGGTGTGCAGCCGCAGAGACTAAACATATCAGCACCCGAGAGGGTGAAGCGATAGTCCGACCTGATGAGAAATCATCAGAGGGGAATCCGAAGCGTTTCCCCCGCTTGGTTCGATCGAACTAAGTCAGTACGGCGTTATCGGTCGCCGGAAAGTAACAGCAGGGATGCAGTAAAGCTCACCGATGTCATTCTTGACACCCACGAAGACCCGATTCCAGACGAAACGAGCGATCTTTGTTCAGAGCAGATTGCCGAAACCGTTGAGGAATTGAGGATTAACGTACTTCGCGCAGGTTCCAACGTATTTTATGCCAACGGAGTATCTGCAAGGTCTTCGGTTAATTCGCCCCCGACCCGTGGGGATTTCAGGAAAATTTACCGCTATTTCAAAAAGTACAAAGCGCGGGAGATTTCCAAGATTATCAAAGCCTCCCACCGAATCAGCACCGAGGCGATAATGCCGGGTTACTTTGCTTTGGGCCACACCGACCTTGACGCTGACCTGAGAGGCATCAGTGGATTTATTCCGGTCAAAGACTATGCCGATTCCGGCAAAGCACTTCCAGGCGAAATAGGGGCTATTGAGCAGTTTAGAATCATCCTGACCCCGATGTTTGAAGCCTGGTCTGCGGCAGGCGCAAGCGGAACCGCTTACCTGTCCGGTGGGGTGGAAGTATCGAGTTCGGCATCTTGCGATGTTTACCCGATGATCTTTGTTTCCAAGAACGCCTACGCCATTGTTCCGCTTCAGGGGCAGAACGCAATTACCCCGATGGTTGTCAACCCGAAACCGCAGGTGGGCGATATGTTGGGGCAAATCGGGTTCGTGTCGTGGAAGACCATGCAGGCTTGCGCAATCCTTAATCAGAACTGGGTTGCCCGTCTGGAATGTGCCGCGACCGCAAGCCCTGATTAATGAAGCGATAGTTAATAGCTATTACTAAAAACAAATAACTAACCAAGGAGATTTTACACCATGAACCGTATAACTGGAACTTTTAAACAGCAGAATGCGGCGGTTTATATCGGGCTTGGGTTTATACCTGATTGGGTGCAACTCAAGAGCCTGACAACCGACACGAAGATTCTGCTTGATTGGTCTGTCAATATGCGAACCTTGGACGCCAATGAAGGCCTTTTGAGGACTGGCGACGACGATGAAGCGTTTGACATTGCCGATCTTGGTGCCGGAGAAGGTATCAAGATTTATCGAGGGGGCGATATCATTACTTCCGCTACAACCCCTTCAACCACAACCTACCTTGCCAAAGACTCAAGCCCAGACAAAAGGGCTTCTGGAACGGGCGACACCATCAACAAGTGGACGCTTGGGAGCGCAACCAACAAAACCGGAAACTGGAACGATGTCTGTAATACTTCTTATGTCGGTGTTGGGAGCCGGATCTGTGTTGACGGCAAGTGGGCGACTGTAACAGCCCTTACTTCCAATGGTGAGCAGGCCAATGAGGTAACGCTGAACGAGGCCCTACCGTCTGGAACCATCCAGATGCTTACAGGTATTTATGACTTTATTGCCCAGGCTTCTGGAACCATCACCAAGGCGGGTTTTCTGTGTGCGGACAAGACCTACCTGCTTGATTCAACAACCGACTACATCATGTTTGAAGCCGGAACTTATGCCTAATGGCTAAAACGAAAGGAAAACGTCAGATGTCAGAGGGAAGAAAAGCGACAAACCCCGGAACTAATTTTTCCAAAAAAGAAGAAGAAACGGAACAGACCAACGAGACTTATGGTGAAAAGTACTTTGAGGTTGTTTTCCATGCGAGGTCTTCACCCAACGATACCGAGAGCGTTCAGCTTGCGGTAAATGGTGAAACCCTGATTATGCAAAGGGAAATGCCAGTCATTGTCCCGCAGCGGTTTCTTGAATGTGCCGACCATGCGGTAAGGCCCGTGTTTCGTCAACTCCCGAACAAACCGCGAAAGGTTACCGGAAGCGTAAAGACATACCCTTACGAAAAAAAACGTCCGGCGACCCGCGAGGAATACGAGAATCAAAAACGGGAGGGTACACAAAAGACGCTCGACGATATCCGCAAGTTTGGCTTTAACCCTGAAGACGAAAGCGAGTAAACGGTAAATGGCAAGCAGGATCACGACCCAAGGTCTTATAGATAAGTGCAGGCGGTTTCTTATTACCGATCGGAGCGATAACGTCCTTGATGAGCTTATCAAGGACGCAATCATATCGGCAGACCGTGAGTTGAGAGAGTGCGACTGTTTCCCGCTTGCCTGGGATATCATGCCTTATGACGGCCTTCGGACGGTTGCCTATGCCAATATCAGCGCAATAACGGCGGCAGACCCCGGAGTATTCACAGCCGATTCGGTTGATTCGGATGTTACGGGGCACGGTTTTCATGACCATTCGACCATAAGAGATATTGTTACAATCGACGGCCTTGACGCACCGGAAGACCTGAACGGAAGGCAGTTTCTTCTTCAATATCTTAGCGCAACAACATTTTCATTAAAAACCCTTGACGGCTTGGATGATATCGACACTTCAAGCCTTGACGCTTACACAAGCGGAGGGAGTATTTACCACAGCGGGTTTGTTTTAAACACTACGGCGATTCTCACAAATGTTGACAGCCAGTGGACTTTTAAACGGGTGATTGATTCGCCAACCTTCGACGGTCACCCGACAGACCCGATAAGCGAAAACGAAATAAGGGGAAGTTCATCGTGGATTGATGTTGGGTATGCAAGACGGCCAATCCGTTATCGGTACTGGCAGAACATGACCAATCCGACCACGCCTACCGTTAATCATTACCTGTTCTGGTATCCGGCAGCAAACGACCAATACAACGTATTTTTTAATTACCAGAAGGAAATTGCTGATATTTCAACATGGACTACATCGGCATATCCGTATCACCCACCCGAAGTCCATGAATACCTATGGCACGGCGCACTTGCCAAACTCCACGGGAACGCAAAACGGATGCAAAGAAGTTCGGACAAAACCATAGCCACACAGATAGAGGTTATGTTTGCTCAAAAGTGGGTCAACGAGTGGGAAAACGACAAGATGAAAACCAGAAGATTAAACCGAAAGATGCACGGGGCCAATGCCGGAAGAAGGGGGATATCTGCATAAATGGGTTCTCAAACCACTTCATCAACTACGGTTGCCGATTTTATAACCGATGTTCGGTATCTAATCAATGAGCCATTGGACACGGCGGGGGAAGATTCTGACGCTTTTTGGAAAGACGATGAGGATCTTCTAAAGTACATCAATGACGGATGCCGGGATATCGCAACAAGAACCGGATGCCTGGAAGAAACAGAAAGTGTCACACTTGTTGCCAGTACGCTTGAATATACCATTTCATCAACTACTTATATGGTTGTTCAAGCCGTTATCTATACCGATGCAAGCGGCGATAAGAAGGGCTTAAAGCGCGGTACGCCGACGCATGTTGGCCATGAGGGACAAGATGATGTACCTGAATATTGGTACGAATATGACGGCAAAGTAGGCATTTATCCTGTCTTATCATCGGTTACGACCGAAACCGCTACACTCTACATGACCACGCTTCCGGCTGAACTTACCACAACGACCGACACCATCCCCACGCCGGCGCATTACGATGTTACCTTGAAATACTATGTGGCGGCACAAGCGTTTCTAAAAGACCGTCAGATATCGAGATACGACGGCCTTATGAGCCAATATTACAAAATCATCGACCGATACCGGGCAGATTTTAACGAGCAGGTTAAAGAATCCGAGGATGTTGTTAAGTGAAGCAGTCTGAACCCTTAATGATAGATCAGGGCGATGAACTCCAAACGGCGCAATTTGAGTTTAATGGCGCATGGATGCCGGATTTCGATGCGGTTTCCATCGGGGCCAAGAACTACAAAAAACTTGTCAATCTTCGGTACACCGATTTAGGGCTGGAAGGTGTTCAAGGATATCAGGTTATCAGCACCGGGAACCAGCTTGAAGACGAGAATGCGGAAGCAATCACCGACGATTTTGAGGCGCTTGAGGCAGGTCTTTCATACAGCGGAGGGTTGGCAGACTATCCGTTGATACGATCCGGGATTCAGCTTCGTACTGAGTTTGACACGGATTCGTACATCCTTGTTCATGCGTTCAACGAAGCGGAAACAGCCGCAAAGATCTTTTACAATACGACGAGCGTACCGGACAACGGATCGTTTGAGGAAACCGAACTGCTTTCGGACAGTACGGGAAACCTTGGGCGGTTCTCGAAAGCGCCAGGAGGCCATATTGCCTATTCCAATGGTGAAAGCACCTATGTTTGGGCAGGGAATGAAAAGCGGGTGGACGGCTTTTTCACCTGCACGGATTCGAGCCGATCCAATCCGATCGATAAAACGGATGCGGTTTCCAATACCCTGTCAACCGATGCGACGGATTACATATCGGTAGGCGTTACGGCGGGGCGGCAGCATTGGGTAGTGTTTTCGTCAAGGCCGCTGCAAGGGGTCAAATACTATGTCAAGACCGCCAACACCGCAGACGCCACGCTTTCCTGCACATACTGGAACGGAACCACGATGGCAGCGGTAGCCAACAGTTCAGACGGTACAAGCGCATCAGGCAAAACGCTT